TCAGGGGAGCTGGCAGCAGATGAGGAACGCGGTCAGCGCAGCCACGAGAGCCGTCGCCATGAGGCCTCTGTCGATGGGATCATTGGGCACCGCCCTGCGGCCCAGCACTCGCCTCATCAGAACCCAGCTCTCGGTGAGATTAACATGGGTTGCTTACGTGTGGCAGGCCGAGCCGGTGTCAACCTCGTTCCGTTTAAGACTAAGGGCTGAGTTCCCGCGCTCCGAACCGGCGGGAGGGGCAATATGCGCTGCGCTGAGAGCTCAGGGCGCGGTCAGGCGGCATGATGCGGGTCTCGCCTTGGATCCGCCATTCCTCAGCCAAGGTGCTGACAGTTTATCAACCTAGACCACGAGGGCCGGCGCATCTTGCGGGTAACGCAGGCTCCTTGCCTTTCAAGCGGCATACCTTTGGAACTGCCCAAATGACCTATCGTTTACCTAATGTGAGGTATAGCGGTGGCTATGCGGCGCCGAGATCCGGTCCGACCGCACCACCGTATGTCACGAACGTCAGGTGAGGCAGTGATGGAGTTGGAGAAGATCAAAGAGGCTATCGCGGCTTCCACACGCGATGAGGAACTGGCCTCGGCGACACGCTACGAAGTCGAGGCTTACGCCAGGCTCTGGCCCTTCGTTTTCCTGGTCAACGACTGGGATGTCTGGAACGGGAGCAAGAGATCGCTCAACCTCCAGGTCGTGCGCTGGCTCGAGAGCGAGGGTGCCCCCTACGACTTTTTTCAGATCCGTACCGGCTTTGGCCTGATGGGGTTCAAGGATCAGGAAGCCGCCAAGGCGTTCGAGCGGCGGTGGTCGGGCCGGTCACAGGGGACGCCGGCCTCGAACGGGGACTGGAACCCGCATCCGCTGAAAAGCACCTTCGAACCTGTGCACGTCAATTAGGCAGGTCCCGGACGCCACGTTCCCGCCAAGCTCGGCAGTGGTGCCTTTCCGACTGGCCCCGGCCATCCCGTCGGAAACAGCAGCGGTGTCGCGGCCATGCATTCAAGGGTGGGTTCGAACCTGCACGAGAGGGTACGGCGCTAGACGCCTGAAGAGCGGAGTGGCTGGGGGACCTGGATTCGAACCAAGACTAACGGAGTCAGAGTCCGGTTTTATCCTTTTGGTTTCAATCATTTGACCTCCTGAACTCTGTCTAAGTCTACCCTGAAGCATTGAGAAATTCGCCCTCTTGTCTAAGCTTCTTGCGCTTTCCTTCGGGCGTGTTGATCAAGCTTTTTGACGACCCCGCGCAGCTTCGGCTCAAGGTCTGCCTCGCGGGAATAATGACCTGCCATGCCCTCAGTCTCCTGACCCAACATGTCGGCAATCGTCCGGGTGTCGAAGCCAAGCTGACGCATCCGGGTCGCGGCCGTGTGCCGGAGCCCGTGAAAGGTTAGTCCGTCCGCGACCTTGCCGGCTTCTTCCAGCTTGCGGATGATCTTGAAGAACGAGGAGCGGAAGCCGTCCTCGGTCCAGGGCAGGCCACGCGTGTTAACGAAGAGCGTCGTTGCTGTGTGCTTCGGCAGGGCATCCAAAGCCTCAACAATCGCCTCGGGCGCCTGCACCACCACTTTCTTCCCGCTCTTGGCTGAGATGCGGCTGAGCTGGCCAGTCTTCCGGTTGAAAGAACTGCGAGGGGCCGAGAGTATTTCCCCCTGCCGATAGCCGAGAATGCCACCCAAGAGCACCGGCGCCAGGATATGAGGAGGGCAGGCCGCCCTAACCACGTCCCATTCCTCGGGAGCCCATGGCCGGTTGGCGCGAGGCTCACCCTTAGGCTTGCGGATCTTCTTGACCTCGCGAACCGGGTTTGTGTCAGCCAACTCTCGCTCGAGTGCGACCGCGAAGACCACCGACACCACACTCAGCACATAGTTGGCAAACCGGCGCCCCTTTTTCAGCTTGGCCTTATCCCGCAGCCCCGCCACGAACCCGCGCGTCCACTGTGTCAGCGGCATCGCATGGAGAGGCTTCGTCCAGTCCAGGACCGCCTGATAGTCTTCCCTAGTGCGGGGAGCGAGATCCAGGAACCTCGGGCTGGATCGGTAGGCAGCTACAGCAGCGCCCCACGTCCCGCCCTTTTCTTCCACCGGCTTTGCCTTGGCTCGGGCGGCGTCGAGCGCCTCAAACCATTCCCGCGAGTAGAGCGCATGCGGCGGCGTTAACCGGGTGCCAGTCTTTCTGTCATAGGCATAAGCGATGCCGTTCGACACGTAGCACTTAACGCCGGGAACCTTAGGTCGCTTCATTGTCGAGCTCATCCAGCCAGTTCTTGCCACTGGAATCATGGTCGCCGCTGTCGAGCCTGTCGATCCACTCGTCCAGATCGCGCACGTCGTATCGGAGACCTTGCTTGCCGGGCCTGATGCGCTTTGGCTTTACCGGGGGAGGCGAGGAGCCCAGCCCGCAATAGGCAGCGGCTTCGGCTCTGGTTAGTAGGCGTTTGGATGGGGGCTTTACCTGTGCCTGTCCCATAACTTCCTCAATCATCCATGACCGTAGGGAAAGCGCCGACTATTTCGTTATGAGCGCTCAGTTTGTTAAGCTTCAGAGGTTTAAACCAACAAGGGTTGAACCGATCCGTCCGGGAAGATGAGATTGAGAGGAATATCCGCCGTTGGCTCGTCGCCGTCCCAACCGTCCGGCCAAGTGCCGAGGTCAATCAGCTCGCGAATGCGCGCCTCCTCTTCTGCATTGAGGATGTCGATGCGTGGTCGGCCGAGCCGCTCAGCCGCCTCATTGCAAGCAGCCTGGATCTCCAACACACGGCTCAGGCCCATCAACCGCGCTTCAAATGTCAGAGGTCCCATCCGCTGAGGGTTCTTGCCGATCGAGCCATCCTTCAGCACTTCGACACCAGCCTTGCGCAGGCGGTGACGCGGCTCACGCAGCTCCCGGTAAAGCGGCTTCAGACCAAGAAGGGGCGATAGATAAGCCCAATCTGGGTTGAGCAGGATTGTCTCCAGTGCCTTCTCCTGGCTCGCCAGTGGGCATCCGATGCAGCCCGTGCGGGCGTTGATCTCCTCGGCCTCGTCTCCGCCATAGGCGTCAGCAATCACGCGGGTGGCCCAGCCCCCGTAGTCCTCGGAGGGCGCATAGATTTTCAGCCAGTCCCAGACGTTGCACACCCGCCAGTGCAGCAGCGGAGCCAGGGTAGCGATGCGGCCGCGAATGCCCTTCGCCTCAGGTAGGATCTTCTGATACCAGCCCTGGCCGCACTCGGCTCCATCTTTGCCGCAGCTCATCTCGATCCGGCGATCACGGATGGCACTTTCACCCTGGCGCACGCCTGTGATCATCAGGACAGTTTCGTTCTCTGGCAACTCGAGTTCAGCCAGCCGGCGCTCAACAGCCGCCGCCATGGGATCGACCTTGATCTGCCGAGTGCACCACCTCAGCGTGTTGTTGTTCGGAGGCGGCACACCACGACCGAGGATGTAGACGAGAAAGCGCTTGTCGAGTGGAGCACGTACGATCTCAGTGCGGATCCAGTTACCCCGGCGCTTCAGTCCTTCCATGACCTCCGTCGCAGCAGCTGCGAGCGGCGGCAGCTCCTGGCGCGTGTCCGCATAAAATACTGATAGCGTTTTGGGCCGAGGGAGGCGTCCGACCTCGATCAGGTGGACGATCAGCGTCAGAGTAGCCGAGGAGTCCTTGCCGCCTGACCATGCCACGGCCCAATGATCATGCTGGGGACCATAGGCCAGTAGAGACTGGAGCGTCAGGTCCACGGCATCATCATAGACGAGCCGCTGACTGTTCTGGAAAAGATCATGTTGTGGGCGCTTGTTCACGATCGCACCTCAAGAGTAGAACCACCGTGCTCGACCGCAGGAACGCGAGACGAGACTGCCGCAGCCGGCACAGTGGAAGGGGTGAAACTCATTTGGCTCTCCGGATGACTTCGCCCGTTCGGCGGTCTACGAGATCCCCGTTGATCTTCTGCTTAAAGCGGCTGTCCCGGCTCGTTGGGAACTTGCTCGGCTTCCGGATGCCTACGTGGCGCATCTTGATCCGTTTCGCCTTTGCGATCCGCGCCAGGTCACCGTCTTTGCCATGCGTCTTGGCATCGGCGCAGGCCTTGTGGGCGGGCCCGCGATTGTCGAGCTCGTTCGTTCCGCCCATGGCAAGCGGGCGGATATGCTCATCGATCCAGGCTTCCCCGGCTTGGATCTTGCGCTCGCAGATGCAGCAGCATCCGTGCCAAGACTCGAATAGCTTCAGGCGCTGGGTGGGCGTGAGGGCTTTGCGAGGGGTGGATCCGACATCCTCGCTCATGCTGCCCTCGATGCGTTGCGTGTCAGTGTCTCAGGCGAGACACCGATCACTGCCGAGACCGTCTCAAGCACAGCCTGCTTGCTCGCCTGGAACTCTTCTTTGCCCATGGCCCTGCGGGATTGGCTCTTGGGCTTCCGCACGACCACGAGCGGGCCTTGCACGACGGCTACCGAATACTCTTCCATGGCAGCGATAAAGCGAGCGACCCGGACGGCAGCCGCATTGCTCCCCGCATCGACCGCCTGCTCGTGGTAGTAGCCAGCATCGATCAGCGCCCGCTTGCGCAGATGCTCCGGTGTCGGGAACTGGCTGGCCAGGTGGTCAGGCAACTGGGCCCAAGCCTCAGCCACGAAGGCGAACTCATGGTTATGCGTGGCGGTAGAGCGGTCGTGCCACTCAGCAAGGCGGTATTTCTCCCCGACCACAAAGGCCCGGTCACACTCCGCCTGGAAGCGACGGTGCGGAACCATCGCCTCGCCATTCCACTGGAAGAGGATTGGCGCCGAGGTCATGCCGCCGCCCTTTGGTCATAGAGGGTAGTCAGTTCGACAACCTTCTGCGCGAGCTCGGCCAGGAACCCGGCCACATCTGCCTCAAGGCTTGCGATCAAGGCATCGTCCCGGTGAACGCGCTTCACGAAGAGGCGCATATGCTCGGGCATGCGCGGGTCATATGAAACGAAGTCGCACCACTGGCGGCCGGTGCACGCCATCTGCCACATCATCTGCGTGACGTACTTGCCCGGCACAGTCTGACTGAGCAGCGTGTCGATATGGGTCGCCGTGTTGGGACACTTGATCTCGACAAGTCCCTCCTCGCCAACCAGGCCGTCAGGACTTGCGCCCGTCATCGCGATAGTGGGATGGGGCACGAAGCCGACCTGAACGACCTCCGCGTCCACGCGAAACTCATAAGCCACGCGGGCGTCAGGCTCCTGCTCAGTGCCCCATTTCATGGCCGAATTGGTGAAGCGCTCGGCCGGCTCACCAGTGAGACGCTCTGCGATCAGTTCTGCCATATAGTTGGCCCGTGAGGCGCCATAGCCGGTCTTGGTCTTGGCGACCACATCTGCCACGCGGGAGGCTGTGACCTTGCCAACGCGGACTGCCAGCCATTCGTCAGATCCTTGAACGATCTCGCTCATTGCTTGCCCTTCTTCGCATTGAGGGCGTCGATGGCTCGCTGGTAATCCTTGGCCGGGATTTCAGAGATGCTCTGGACCTTCAGGTACTGGAGGAACCTCTTCTCGTTCGCCCCGACTGCCTCGATCAGGTCGCGAATAGCCAAAACCTGCTCTTCGGAGATGCTGAGGGGCGCACCCGCTGCTTTCCCATCGTCATCCTCGCCGCGGCTGGTGATGTTGAGGAGGGCGCCGGCTGTGTACCGCTTGCCGTAAGAGATCGACGAGCCGACCGCCTGGACTGAGTTCTTGCTACCGCTGCTGTCGATCGGCAGGTGCATGGTCGTCTCTTCGCTGTGACCCTCCCGATGTGAGAGGACGCCTGTCACGGTGATACGGCCGTCGTCCTGACCGGTGCGGAAGCTCAGAGCGAAGCCATGCTTGGACAGAACCGGCTTGATGGCGTCGTTGATGTCTTCCCAGAGCGCATAGGTGCTCTGGACGTTGCCGCTCCGATCCTTGATGCCGCCTCGCTCGGCGATAACCGGCAGTTCCGGCTGCATGCGGGCCAGGTCGGCAGAGTAAGCAGACTTGGCATTCCGCTCCATGATGCGCTCTTGCATCTCAAGCAGCCGCTCCATCTTGTCGATGTCAACGGCGGGGTTCATAGCTGCACGCTCGATCACCTGAATGATGGCAGCGCTCTCCGAGACAGTAGGGACAGGAGCGCCCGGCTCTTGGACTGCGACGGCGTTCGATGGCTTGCTCATTGATGCTTGTCCTTGGGGATCTTCACGACGGGCTTTGCCCATCCGCAATGTTTGGAGAGTTCTGCGATCATCTCGACGCGCTTGCGCTCGGCACGCTTTGTCTCAGGCCCCCGATGGCTGGGAGTGAGGGAGACTCGCTTCATAGGACCTCCACGAACTTGAAGATGGAGAAGGCCCAGAGCCCGAAGATCACCGTTCCAATGAAGATCCAGAGGGCGTTCTCGACCTTCTCGCAGAAGGCCTTGCAGCGGGAGTTGCTGAAGGACATCACGCAGCACCTCCGAAGTCGAAGTCGACACGATCTTCATCGGTCCCACCGCAAGGGCAGGGGCCACAGTCGAGAAGACCGGTTGCCGGGTTCTTGAAGGTGAAGGCGCCCCGGCCAGTGCAGGCAGGGCATTCGTTCAGTGTCTTGCTGAGAAGAGCCTGAACTTCGTCAGCCTGGATCTGCATGGTCTCAGTGCAGACGACACGAAGGCGGCGCGGGAAGGAGACGATGCTACCCATGGATGCTCACTCCTGCCATGCGGGCGAGGCCTGCGCGGTGGTTGATGAGGATGGTCTCGATCTGCGCGAGAGCGTCGTCTTCCTCACGAGTGCCGAGAACGCGGCGACTGCGATCCAGCTTGCGGCTCATGAGCTGGTCACGAACTGACTGGAGGTCGGCAACCTGCTGCTCGGAGAGGATGCGGGAGCGCTTAAGCATTGCGAGCCTCCACCTTGGCCAGAACAGTGCGGGCGCCTGTGATGGCGGTAGACTGGCCAGCATCGATGCCCTTGAGCCCGTAGAGCGTCTCAAGCGTGCTGGTGGTGCGCTGAAGGGCCTCGACCAGCTCGTCCTGCAGCCGCTTCTCAGGGCTGCGGTGATTGCGCATGTCGCGCATGAGGGCGGAGAAGTTGATGGTGCGCTGGCGCATCTCAGCCCCCGATCGACCAGAGGGCGATAGCCGCAGCGAACACGCCGAGGCAGACTAACTCACACGCATCTGAGAGAAGGGATCGAAGGAGGGGCATGGGACTCATCCAGTGGGGGAGTGGATGAGAAGAGCTTAGTAAGGGAAATGTACCGCGTCAAGCAGTCTTGCGGGAAATGTACCGCGTATTTCGAGCCCTGGCGGTTTTTTTGATACTCCCCGCTATCCACAGATATGAAGACTCGACTCCTACCTCTTTGGAGAACAAAGTAAGAACAACCAAACGGAGGGGCAATCTTGCAGGTTCACTTCATTCCACCCGCGCCTGAATGTCCTCTGCCGAAGGAGCATCGCTATAAGCTAAGGATGCGGTGCTCAAACTGCCTTACCGATACCTACCCAGTGGCGTGCATGGGAGTGCAGCGTCTTTCGGCAGTGGAGGTCAGTCGTCGCGTCTTGGAGTTCGCTGAGCGCATCGAGCGGCCTTGCCCGAACTGCGAGAGCACGACCTACCGCCTTGTCACCTTCTTCCCAGATCGATCAGAGGATCAAAACCATGTCAGCCACAGCTAAGACGTTCTACGTCGTGCAGCCCTTTATCAAAGGGAAGCGGGGAGGGCTGAAAGCAGAGCAGGCCATTCAGGCCCCTAGCGAGAATGCCGCGCTGCTCAGGGCAGAGCGTATGGCCGACAGTAAGGCAGGGGTACTCGTGTTTTCCCAGACTGGGGATCCGGAGATGGGTGACTTTGATGAGCCGGTCTTCCTGGCGAGCCATGGCGATGTTCCATCGCGTGATTAACAGAAAGGCCTCCTCACCCGCCGTTGCCAGGTAGATGAGGAGGCCTCCCGTTCCGCGAAGGCAGGATGCGTGACAGCCTTCAGCAGGAGAATGCGCTGTCGTATCGCCGGTTTCAGCTTGGCCAAACAAAAGCACCAACGAAAAGCCGGGGCTTTTTGCACTTCAAGCATTAAGAGGTCGGTGCAACTTCCTTGACTGGTCCGCGCACCTGAGCAGGCTTTCTCGCCCGATACTTCCGAGAGACTGCCAGCGGCGCAAGACTCACAGTCACAGGGTTCGGGTAGTGCTCAAGGGTGGCCCCGGTCGCTGCGTCGACGCCCATGCCAACGATCCCGCCCACCAGAACATTGCCGGCGAAGCCTGCTGCGCCACTGCCCGCAACACGCGTCTGCACCATGACGTCTTGGCTCTCGTAGCCTTCCTTGGAAAAGGACGCGACGAACTCGGCTTTCCGGTCCACCTGCAGTGTGCAGGGCGTCGTCGGGCAGGTTAGCCCGGTTGATGTCCGCATGGCAGACGGCGGCTGGGAATCGAAAGTAATCTGTTCAGTTGTGCCACGTGTGACCGTGGCGCAGGCACCTAAAGAAAGGCTGCCCGCTATGATTGCGAGTAGAGAAATACGCATAGTTGCCCCCTGTTATGATATCCGCGTTGGCCTTAAAACCTTCGCGGTAGTTCACAACCTGGAGGTTAGGGTAGTGGTGCTTCGGCAAGCAATATCATTTCTAAAGGGAATTATTCTATTTTGGGACTGTGGTCTTTGAGGAACACAGCCTTTAGTTCAAGTGGACTTGCAATAGGGTATAGCTCACGCCTGCCCGCACGGGAGGGCTAGTAGATCACATCGCTGATTACGCGGCGGACCAAGGCCAAGATCCGGACTTGCCGCCCGTCATCCTCGCTCGGGTCTCGAAATGCCTTGTTAGGCACGACAATCGGCTTGTGCTTCTTATTGGTCGAGCGAGGGCAGAACTCATATCGGTCCTCGTAGACTTCCAGCTGCTTGACCGACCATTCGCGGGTGTGGCCACCGTCGCGTGTCTGCTCAACCACGACAACCAAGCCCTCACGAAGGACGATCTGCCCCTCGATGTCGTGGAAATCGAGGCCGATGACCTTGTCCCCTTCCAGCATGGAGCGGGGCTTCAGGTCGTTCATGGAGTCGCCGCGCACTCTGAAGCCGATCCGGCGGGCATGAGGGTACTCCCGGTCGGGGTAATCCATCACATATTCGATGTCGTCAGAGTCGAACTCAGGGGCTTCCCTAAAAGCTCCAGCCTCTACGTCACCGACAATAGGGACGGGGGTCATCTTCTCGGTGATGAGCGAAACTTCCGCAGGTTCAGCTTCTTGCTCGACGCGCTTCGAGCGGGTGGCCTCGGCCGAACTGCCGCCCCCGAACTCGCCAAGGCCAGCGGATCCGAAGATTAGCCATTCCGGTGTCGTTTCCAGTCCGATCGCGAGCTTCCGCAGTGTTTCAATAGTGGGCGAGCTGTCCTGCTTCCGAAATATGTCTCGGATTGCGTCCGCGCTCATCCCCGCGTCGAGTGACGCTGCCCTAGCCGACTTGCCGGTCTCCTCAAGTCGCTTGGTGATGCGCTCTCTGATCTGCTGATTGTCCATGCGCGGGATACTACCCGCGCCGAACTCCATAGGTGAGCGGGAAATAGACCGTTGACAAGCGCGGTTAATTTCCCGCATAGTGGCTACATGCTCACCGTAGATCACTTGCTCACCCTGTTTGACCCCTTCTGCGAAGCGCGTCGGATCTCGGCTGCGAGGTTATCGACGCTTCTCTTCAATGACGGGAAGCGGATCCTTCTGCTCAAAAACGGCGGAGATATAGGGTCTCGCCGGCTCCAGGAGGCATTCCAGTGGCTTTCGGATCACTGGCCGGAGGGCGCTGAATGGCCATCTGATGTCCCGCGCCCAGCTCCGTCTCAGCAGGTGGCTGCCTGATGCCGCGCGCCCGCTTCCGCTTCTGCGCGAAGGGCCGCTTCTGGTTCCTCACCCATGACGGCTTCATCCCCCATTCCCCTTCCATCGGCGCCTCCCTGGTATCTGCTGCCGATGAGAAGAGCGCGGGCGGCTCAACCGCCCCTCATGCCGCCCGCGCTTTCGTTTCAGCCCCCGCTTCCACGGCTACCGTTATCGCCGGTCCGGGCGCCAGCCTCATCTCAATTCGATAGGCGAATATTCCATGAACGTCCGCAACCCCTATACAGCCATCAAAGCCGCCTTCGACGCTGATGTTGATCGCCTTGGTGGCGTGGTTGTCGCCGCCAGCAAGAGCCGAGTAGGGCAGGCGCTTATCTCCCGCTACTCGTCCATCTCCGAACAGAACATCACGACGCATGTGCCGGCTGATGTCCTGCTCGACATCACCATGGAGATCGTGCGCCGCGGCGGCACTCCTGAGACGCTGCAGGTTCTTGCGGATCTGGCAGGCTTCAAGCTGGTGCCGCGTGAGGCTGCAGAAGCCGACGGCGACAGCTTGATCCGGCACCTTGCCGACACGACGCGAGCACAGGCGAAGCTCTCCACCACCATTGCTGACGCTCTGGCCGATGGCCGTATCGATCCTCGCGAGAAGGCTGCCATCGATGCTGCAGCGGCCGCTGAGGAGAAGGAGCTGGCCGAGCTCCGCAACGATCTGAAGCCCGCGACTGTCACTCCGATCCGCGGGAGCGCTGCCTGATGGACGATCAAGCCTTCAACACCGGGTCCGTCGCAGCCGATCAGCTCAAGGCCATTGTCGAGCGCATTGAGCGTATCGAAGAGGAGATCAAGGGCCTGAACGGCGACAAGTCCGACATCTACAAGGAAGCCAAGATGAATGGCTTCGACGTGAAGGTGCTGCGAAAGGTTGTGGCCCTCCGTCGCAAGGATTTCGCCGAGCGTCAGGAAGAGGACGCCATCCTCGAGATGTACATGCAAGCGCTGGGGATGATCTGATGTCAGCCCCTCGTGCGTGCACGCGTACGCGTAAGAGAGCCCCCCGGCCTCGGCTACCGCTGTTCACGGGCGAGCTTGTCACGGCTGCTGAGCTGCCGGATCCGAAAGAGATCGCTCTGCAATGTGCGCTGGCTGACTTCCTGACGGATTGGTGCCGGATCGATTGGGAGTGGACTCACTTTCCGGCCGGAGAGCTGCGCGCCAAGCGCACGGCGGAGAAGCTGCAGCGGATGGGCACCAAGCCCGGCTGGCCTGACCTCATCCTCGTCTCCCCTGAGGGCGTATTCCACGGCCTCGAGCTGAAGCGCCGGGGCAAGACCCTCAACGAGAACCAAGAGGCCTTTCACGCGCGTGCACGTGCACGAGGTTGGAAGATCGCCGTAGCCGACACCTTCGACGATGCACGCGCCAACCTCCAGGGCTGGGGCTGCCTGCGCATCAAGTTCGCAGAGGTGCGGGCATGAGGTGGAGTCATCTCTCTAAAATCAAGTCGATGCAACATAGCGATCTAGTAGCCAAGCTTTTTTCGGGCGTATTGCTCAAGAGCAGGCAGTGCGTCGTGTATGAAATTATCGGCACCATTGCGGAGCCGCGAGTCCAAATCCATCTTGCCGTGGTCCGTTTTAGACAGCGAGTCACGGGTAAATCTTTCGTTAGCAGTATAGATCTTGATAGTATTGAGGCATCCATCAAGCAGGCGAATGCCTTCAGCGTCCAGCATCTCATTGCCAAGATAGCGGAACCTTTCGATCCTAGCTTCAAGCGCCAACTGGTGCTCATTGCTTTCCAATCTCATCACAATTTCATTGCGTGCCTGCATAGTCAGGTTCCTCATAGCGCTGATGATAGCGAAAAACTCGGACGTTTTGACTTTGCGCTCTTCATCGCGTCGGGCGCGCTCCATTGCGAGCTGCTCTTCGAGCATGTGGTTGCCCTTCCTCATAATTCCTATCTGCTCGATGAGTTTTACAGCCGCCCAGCCTGCAATAGCCGCAGCAAGGAAACCTGTTACCAAGGTTTGATACCGGTTGGTCCAGAACTCACCACAGCCAGCAGCCTCTTTCTTCCTGATGGCGCGTGCCGCAAATCCACTATCGCAGCTATCGGCGAGTCCGAAGCCTATGGCCGTCAGGAAAATGGCCGCGCCTATAAGCAAGGCCAGTTTGATCCAAAGTTTAAAGCCAGTCTTGTCTGCCATTTACGCCCCCGCGGTCTGAAGAGGTGGAAATCTGGAGGTGATCACTCGGCACCCCTTTTCGGAGAGTGGGCATCATGATCGCTTTTACTCGTCAAGCCGAAGCTCTCAACATCTCAAAAGATCAGGCGCTGGAAGGCTTCTTCTACTTCGTCATCGTGCGTGAAGAGAAGGCCAGCAAGTACCCCGACTATGTCGAGTCTCGTCTGGCAGCGTCTCAGAGCATCAAGAAACTTGCAATGGCTGAGGAGGCCTTCGGCAGCGCTCGCGTCCGCACGTGGCTGGATGAGATCGAGGCCAAGGCCATTGCTGAGCTCAATAAGCGAGGTGCGGCTTGACGAGCCTCACTCCCGAGATGATCGACGCAATGGTAGCTGCCGGCCTCACAGCTGAACAGATGGCAACCATCATGAAGGCTCAGCTGGCCGGGCAGGCTGCTGCTGACGAAGCTCGCCGTGCAGCCAAACGAGAGCAGGCTACTGAGCGTCAGCGTCGGAAGAGAGAGCGTGATCGTAAGCCTGTCACGCATGTCACGCGTGACAACGCGTTACAGGGCGTGACGGAGCGTGACACCCCCTCCCAGGTTCCCCCCAATGATAATAACTCTAACCCCCCTCCTACCTCCCCCGGTTCCGATCCTGACGGATCGGCGCTGCCTGCCGTCAGCGACCCGGCTGAAGTTTCGATCAACGACCAAATCTGGAATTCGAAAGCTGCCCTGTCCGACCTGTCGGGCAAATCGGAAGCCAGCGTCGGCAGGTGGATCGGCAAGGCGCTGAAAGACCATCCCCCCGACGTCGTGAAGCAGGGCATCGACGCCGCTCTGCATGCCGGAACCCGCGACCCCTTCAGCTACGCCCGCAGCGTGATGCTCAACTCCCGAGGCCCCCGAAATGACCAGCAAGGCAATCGCAACGGTCGAACCAATTCCCCCGCTCAACCCCGAAGCTCCGGATCTCGTCTCGCTGCCATCATGGGCTACGACCCTGAACCTGACCTGCATGGATCTGAGGAAGAACGACGACTATCGGATCGGGGCGCATGGCCGGAAGGTCGTAACCGTACCCGCTTCCTCGATGCCGAACCCGACACAGCGGGCGTATATCGAGCGTAGGGTTGCCGAGCTGGAGCTTCTGGCCCAGCCGGGACCGGTCAAGGAGATCGACGCCACCATCGGCGCCGTGATGCTCCGGTACGCCACGGCCCGTCAGGACGACGACATGATGCGGGCCCGGGTTGAGGGTTATCGGATCGTCCTGCGGGACTTCCCTGCTTGGTGCGTACGGGAGGCTTACGCCCGGTGGCTCAAGGGTGAGATCGGCCAGCAGCACGATGCCTCCTTCCCGCCTCCGGAGCGGGTGCTGCACGAATGCGCCAAGGGGCTGTTGGCTGCTGCCATGGGCCAGAGGATCGGGCTGCAAATGGTGCTCGATGCTGAGGGCTATCAGCCCCCGACCGAGGCTGAGATGGCTGAGCGTCGCAAGCATCTGCATCTCCTCACGCAGAACATCGCCAATGCGGCGAGCCCCGAAGATCGCGGCCCCGGCAAGCCGAAGCGCCAGGCCGAGACATCCGACGATCAGGCCCGCAAGGACCGGATCCTCAATAACCCCAGCAAGGGCATCTTGGCTGGGCTCCGTGAGATGCAGGAGGTCGAGAATGCAGCCGCCGAATGAAGCCACCACCGAAGAGAGGGCGCGGGCTGTCCGGTATTGGGAAGAGCAGGTGCGGCCTCAGATGGTAGCCAAAGAGAAGGCCAAGGTGCCGGAAGACCCGCATTCCGCGCTGGCCCGTCTCAAGTCTGAAGGCTGGGGAGATGTTCACGTCTCCGACGCCATCCGAGCCACCCTCCCGACCATCAAGAGGCCTGCACCATGAGGAAGGGCAGGGAAGTGAACATGCGGGCGCAGTTTTGGAAGGTGCTGCGCCAAGCCCTCTATGAGGATCTGAGAGCACAGTGCCGCCGCCGCCAGGGAGACGAGGCATGAGAGAGCAGCGTCCCAACAAGCTGAGCGCCAGGCAGCGCGAGGCACTTTACGATCGGCTAAGGGCTCGGCGCCGGACCAAGGAAACGCTGGAGCAGATCGGCAATGACTTCGGCGTTTCGTATCAGGCCGTCTGCTACCACGCCAAGAGGCTTCCGCCCTCGATCAAGTTCAAGCCCGCCCGCCGCCAGGTGGACGAGGGCGAGGTCCTGCGCCTTTACGGCATCCACATGAACCAGGGCACGGTTGCCGAGATCCTTGGCATCCCAACCCGGACCATCTCCAACATGATCGCCCGCATGGAATGGAAGGCAGCAGCATGACGAACCTCCCGCGCTTCGCCCTGTCTGCTGATCCCCGCTAACCCTTAACCAGTGAAAGCCCCCGCACATGGCTAAGAAGAACCGTCGCAAGAGGCACAATCGCCAACGCCTCGAAACTCCGAAGGTCACGCCCACTCACTTTGTCCGCCTGGAGCGCCTCAAGGTCGTCATTGACGAGAACCTCAGATGGTACGTCGTTAGGGTAGATGCGAAGCGGGAAGGGAAGGTGAAGCAGGGATTAGAGGCGGCAGGCTTCGCCACCTACCAGCCCGTCGACGTAAGGGGAATGGGCCGGGCCAAGGGCAAGACATTCGAGATCAAGCAGCGCCCCGCGGCTGGCTATCTCTTCGTGGGTCTTCACAAGGATCGGTGTGGGCATGAGGACCTGTGGGCCTATCACGACAGGGCTGTAGCAGCGGACAAGCCGTTCACCATCATCGATCAGCAAGGGCAGGAGGTCGTCTATGATGCCGGCACTCTGCGCGAGCGCCCGTTCTACCGGGTCATGGGACCCTTCGGGAGCAAGCAGCTCCAGAGGTTCGCAGATAAGATCAGCGGGCCGCTGGTCGCTGCATTGTGGAGTGGTGACGGAATACAGGAGACATTCCCGGCGACCGTGTTCGATATTGTGGAAGGGGAAACCCTGTTGTTGACAAACTCCTTCGACAGGATTGAAACCCTAGCTGCATAGTGCTAGTTATACTGTCATCTTGTGGTGCAGTGTGCTCGCCTTCGGGCTTTGAGCTACGACCGCGTAAGAGAGACGGAGCCAAGGCCGCTGTCTCTCAGAGTGCGAAGCTTGCACTAATGCTCAGTAAAGTGGTGTTGTAGGTCGATCAGCGTAGCGCGTCAGAGCAACTCCGATGATGCGAGGCTGCCATGAAGCAGTTTATCCTACCTCCGGTCTTCCTCTTGGTTATGTGCCTACCGGCTGAGGCTCAAACTGGTTCAGTGTGGTCGGGTTGGCTCGGAGCTATCGGAGCTATTCTATCGGCGCTCATCGCCGCCTTCATCGGCTCATACCGTGGCTCAATGCATGCTGTCAGGAGTTATCGAGAGCAGAAGGCGTTCGATAACCAACTCGACTGGTACATCCGTATGTTACGAAGCGTGAGGGCGCTTAATGAGAGAATTCAAAGCGCCTTTATCTGGAAAGACGAAGGAAGGGACGATCCTCATTGGTGGAGCTTAGTCCAGATCGCGCACGAGGAGTTTGAACGGACAGCATGGGAAGCATCCCTTTATGGATCGAAGACAGCGCGAGCCGCTGTTGATGAGTGTTTCCGGAAAGTTAGAGCGACGCAGCAGGCAAGTTGGACATTCGATCCATACGGCATGAAGACCCTGCCCTGGAGCGAAGAGTCGGATTTAGACGCAGCACTGAAGACAGCTTACAAAGCGATGAGAGACCTGCCGCCAGATCTCGATACTAGTGTACGGCCGATTATAACTGAAGCGCGTAAGCACCTAGGGCTAGAGTGATAGCCCCGGCGCAATGATTGCGCGGCGTTCTCTACTGCAGGCTCTGTCGCGGGTAGATATAGATTGTGCAGATCAGAAGTTCGTCTGCGCTTAAAGACTGCAGCGGGACTCACCTAAGTGTGCCCCGGGGCCGCCAACGGCTACGTGGTCCGCCTATCCGCCTTTAGCTTGTGTGCTTGGACATACGCGAATAGACCCCGGAGCCTAACAAAGAGGAAACCCCTGGTATTCGCCAGGAGCTTCTTCTTTTTGGTTTTGCTCGTACTATCATTCGTAGCTTGCGCTGCGCGACGCAGACGCTCTCACAGGCGTCAAGTCGACAGAAAATTCATTGAAAACATCGCCAAGATTCACGACATAGAGAGTGTAGAGGCTGCAGTCGCTGCTATCGCTATTGTCCAGGGTTGTGGTCATCCGATCATCCAAATCATCATCACGGAAGATCTGGTCGCCATTTGAGCTGATGATACGGAAATCGAGGTCCGTGTCCCTGTCTCCGGTGACATCCAATCTTACTCTATCATCACAGACACGAAGATTGATCCTCTTTGTGCTTTCAGATTCAACTCGGTAGTCTCGGGCTTGAGCGTTTATGGCGCTCATGCTCAACAGCCCAACTGCAAAGGTTGCGGTAAGAATTTTTGGGAGTGACATAGCCCTTCTCCACGTAAGAAGAGGATGCCCCTAGATGTGTTGTGTTGGCGGCACAAAGCTTAAGCTAAGGATAGCTTGTAATCTGCTGATTATCATCAGAGTATTTAGAACAATACCATAGATGTAGATATTTGCGTGTGCGCTACCACACAGCGACGCATATTGAGCACATACGAGATAATGGTAGAGATAAGCCCCAACCTCTACGTTGAAGAGAGCATCGCTGAGAGGCTGGGGTTACTGAGGTAGCGGCATGGAGCCCTCGTCACGCCTGCGCATCCTCATCCTGTTCCTCAGCTTCATCATCTGGGCTGAGGCCATGGTGATCTGGTATCTCCTTCTCAGCCGCTGAGGTAGCATCATGGATTTGCTGCGCCGCTTCCTCACCCTTTCCCTGAGAGAAAATCAGGTTGAGCTTCAACTCTCAGAAGCCAGGCGCAATCAGGTCTACATAATGCAGTTCGACAACTGGCAGACCATGCGCCGGGATCTCAAACTGGCCTGATGGGTAAGCTCACCAACATCAAGCCCAGGCTCTCCTCGGTAGCTCCAAGGCTCAAGAGCCCTCCCAAGATCGTAGAGCCGTTCTACTCCTCCCCTGAGTGGAGGAAGCTGGTAGCCCAGATCAAGAGGCAGAGAGGCGCCTTCTGTCAGAGGTGCGGTTCAACAGACCGGATCATCGCAGACCACATCATCGAACGTAAGGACGGTGGCGCTGATCTGGACCCGAGCAACATTGAACTTCTGTGTCACGCTCACCATCAGGCCAAGACAGCCAAGGCAAGGGCACGCAGGGCAAGAGGGCAGACACCATGATGATCGGCTTCGTAAGGGGCGCTACCCGCATCATCGGCAAGAGCCAAGGTTACTTCGGCCTACCTCTGCGTGACGAGGTGATCAACTGCTCGGTCAATGGTGAGGGTACGCCTGCCATGACGACCGCATGGATGCCGACACCTGAGGAGTTGGAGAGGCTGAATGCCGGCGCACCTGTCCATCTCACGGTGCTTGGCACCATGCACCCTCCGGTGATGGTCGAGGTGGGCGAGGTGCCCGACGAGGCCTGACACCCCACCCCGGGGGGGCAAAAGTTCAGGATCGGCCAAGACCGCCGCACCCGCGCCCCCCTCATTTGCAGAATTTTTCCTGTCGTTTGATTTCAGACGCACAAATTCAAAGGGATAATCAAACATGCCTCGTGGCGGATATCGGCCCGGAGCCGGTCGCCCCAAGAGCGCCAAGTCTCCGAAGGCAAAGGCGCTTGAAAAGGTGCCAGGCGACATCAAGAGAGCGGCCCGCAAATCGAAGCTGAACCCGCTCGAATACATGCTCGAGGTGATGAACGACGAGAAGGCTGACGATGCCCGCCGCGATCGGATGGCGGTGGCGGCAGCCCCCTTCGTTCACGCCAAGCCGGCAGACAAAGCCGCTGGCAAGAAGGAGCAGGCCCAGGAAGCCGCTCAGACAGCCGGTGAGGGCACTGGCTGGGGTGATGATCTCGGCGGGCCCGCAGTGTTCAACTGATGGAAAGGGATTGGTCGACAGCTTGCCTCGATTGGGAAGAGCGGATCATGAGCGGGCGCACGCTCGTTCCGGATCTCCCGCTCTTTGAGGACGAAGCGGCGAGGGCGGTTCGCATTTTCAACCGGCTGAAGATCCCCGATGTGATCGGGCAACCGACCATGGAGGAGGCGGGAACAGAGTGGCTACTCCCGATCGTCGCGGCCATCTTCGGCGCCTATGATCCGGCCATCCATCGGCGCATGATTCAGGAGTTCTTCTGGCTTGTGCCGAAGAAGAATTCCAAGTCCAGCGGGGCAGCGGCCATCATGGTCGTGGCCCTGATCGTCAACCGGAGGCCTTTGGCAGAGTTTCTGCTGATTGCGCCCACCAAGCAGATCGCGGACATCGCCTTCAAGCAGGCTTGGGGCATCATCCAGGCTGACAGCGAACTGGCAAAGCTCTTTCAGGGGCAGCAGCACATCCGCACGATCACCCATCGGCGGACGGGCGCAACCCTTCAGGTGAAGGCGGCCGACACGGATGTCATCACGGGCTCGAAATCGACCGGCATCCTGATCGATGAGACCCACGTCTTCGCCAAGAAGTCGAACGCGGCCGACATCTTCGTTGAGATCCGCGGTGCTCTGGCGGCCAGACCTGATGGGTTCCTCATTCAGGTGACGACGCAGAGCAAGGAACCGCCGCAGGGCGTGTTCAAGTCCGAGTTGGCAACGGCTCGCAAGGTAAGGGACGGTCAACTGAAGCTTCCGCTCCTTCCGATCCTCTACGAGCTGCCTGAGAAGGTAGTCGAAAACGGCGGATGGAAGAACCGGGAGACCTGGGGGCTGGTCAATCCGAACCTCGGACGGTCGGTCGATGAGACCTTCCTCGCCAACCAGCTTCTGAAGGCGGAAGAGGAGGGGATTGAGGCTCTCGCTCTTCTCGCCTCGCAGCACTTCAACGTGGAGGTCGGTCTCGCCCTCCGAAACGATGCCTGGGCCGGCGCGCGCTACTGGTTGAATGCAGCCGACGAGAGCCTGACCCTTGATGAGATCATCGAACGGTCTGAGGTGGCAGTGGTCGGCATCGACGGCGGCGGCCTGGACGACCTTCTCGGCTTAGCGGTCATTGGACGGTGCAAGAGGACGCGGGATTGGCTCCTCTGGAACCACGCCTGGGCTCATGACGACGTTTTCGAGCAACGCAAGGAGATTGTGCCCCGGCTGAATGACTTCATCGCCGCTGGAGCCCTGACCAAGTGCGAGAACCCGACCCAGGACGTGACGGATGTCGCGGATATCGTGGAGCGGATCAACGATGCAGGCCTTTTGCCCGAAAAGCATGGCATCGGCTTCGACCCGCAAGGTGTCGCCGCCATGGTGGACGAGCTCGCAGCTCGCGGGATCGCGGATGATCAGATGACCGGCGTCCCTCAGGGATTCCGGCTCTCCTCGGCGGTCTGGGGTATGGAGCGGAAACTGAAGGACGGCACTCTCTGGCACGCAGGGCAAGACATGATGGCCTGGTGCGTGGGCAACGCGAAGGCCGAGCAGCGCGGAAACGCCGTGCTGATCACGAAACAAACGGCTGGGAAGGCCAAAATCGACCCGCTCGTCGCCAGCTTCAATGCCGTGGTGCTGATGAGCCGTAACCCCGAGGCCTCTGGTGGACCGTCAGTCTACGAAGAGCGCGGCATCCTGATGGTATAGCGAATGAGCTTTTGGAACCTATTCCGCCGCGCACCGGAGGCGGCCGGGCAGGGTGCAAGCCCCCGCGCCGACATCAGCGGCGGAACGGTCGTCTACTCGCTGGACGATCCCCGCGTCATTGAGATCCTGCGGGACGGGTTCCTCTCGGCGGCCGGCTTCACGGTCAACCCGGAGACGGCACTCCGCAATCCTGCATTCTTTCGCGCGGTGAGCCTGATCGCCAACTCGATCGGCATGCTGCCGCTGAACCTGATTGAGAAGGAGACGAAGGAGAAGGCGACGGCGCACCCGCTGCATCGCCTTCTGCACCGCAAGCCGAACGACTGGCAGAGCGCCTTTGACTTCCGCGCCCTGATGCAACTCCGAGCGCTGGTTCATCGCAATGCCTATGCCCTGATCGTGCGCTCTCGGGATGTCCGTTTGGGTCGAGACAAGATCATTCGCCTCGTGCCACTGGATCCGAAGCGCATGGAGGCGACACTCAATGACAACTGGACCGTCTCCTACAAATATCAGCCTAAGACGGGGAGCAGGATCGAGTATCGTGCGAGCGATATTTTTCACCTTCGCGGCCTGTCGCTTGACGGCCTCAATGGTTTCTCTCTGGTGGAGCAGGCGAAGGAGGCGATCGGCCTCGCACTGAGTGCCGAATTGGCTGCCGGCCGCCTCTTCAAGAACGGTTCTTTTGTCGGCGGGGCCCTGAAACACAAGAGCAAGCTCTCCGACGAGGCTTTCAACCGCCTGAAGGCCAGCCTTTCCGAGAAAGAGGGCGCCGAGAACGCCGGCAAGAACCTCATCCTTGAGGAAGGGATGGATTATCTGCAGTTCGGCCAGAATGCGCGTGATGCGCAGATGACCGAGCTCCGGAAGCTTCAGGTCGAGGAGATTGGCCGCGTTTCGGGGGTACCGCGCCCGCTTCTGATGGTCGATGAGACCTCCTGGGGCTCGGGCATCGAGGCCCTCGGGCAGTTTTTCGTCGCCTATGCCCTGAACCCTTGGTTTGAGGCATGGCAGCAGGCCATCGAGCGCTCCCTCCTCACAGATGACGAGGCCGAACGCTACGAGGCCAAGTTCAACCCGGGCGCTCTTCTGCGCGGCTCCCTGAAGGATCAGGCCGACTTCCTCGCCAAGGCTCTCGGATCAGGCGGGCATCAGCCTTGGATGCACGTCGATGAGGTCCGCGATGTCATGGACCTCCCGGAGCGTGAGGCTCCGCAATCTATTCTGGGCCATAACGGCGGCCCTGCTCTCGATGACGGGAACAGCAATGCGTAACCATCGAAACCTTCGCGTTTTCGCCAAGGCTCGCCCTGGCGCGATGCCTCTTCCTGCGCGGCGGGATGTTTCGGCTCTCACCAAGCCCCAGGTCTTCGACCGCTGGTCGGAAGATGCGGCAGGGATCCGTGCCCTTGAGCGCGGCGACAACGTGATCACGATGTTCGAAGCCATTGGTGAGGATTACTGGAGCGGCGGCGGTGTCACGGCGAAAAAGGTTTCATCGCAACTTCGTGCAATCGGTGACCGCCCGGTCGAAGTGCAAATCAATTCGCCCGGCGGCGACATGTTCGAAGGGATCGCGGTCTACAATGTCCTGCGCGAGCACCCGCAGCCGGTCACGGTGAAGATCATGGGCATGGCGGCCTCTGCCGCCTCCATCATCGCCATGGCGGGCGACACGGTCGAGATCGGGGCCGCTTCCTTCCTCATGATCCATAACTGTTGGGTTCTGGCGATCGGCAACCGCCACGACATGCGCGAGACAGCGGACTTCCTTGAGCCGTTCGACGCGGCGATGGTGGAAGTCTATTCCGCCCGCTCCGGTCAGGATCCCAAGGCTATCGCGAAGTGGATGGATGCCGAGACCTTCATGTCCGGATCCCAGGCGATCGAGCGCGGCTTCGCTGACGCTCTTCTGGCCGCCGACAAACTGACGACCGACACCGACGCGCAGGCGCAGGATCGGAGTGTCAACGAGCTCCGCGCCATGGAGCTTCAACTCGTTTCGGCGGGACTGACGCGCTCACAGGCCCGGGACCGCATCAACAAGATCAAGGGCACGCCCGGCGCTGCCATTGACCCCGCTGTTACGCCTGGCGCTGACGGCGAAGACTACTCCGGCCTAGCCGGGCTTATCGCATCCCTGAAATCGTAAAGGAGAGACCTTGATGTCTCGTTTCGTGCACTGCTTCATGGTCGCGGCGCTGGCTGCCGTTGTCATGTTCTCCATCTCTGATGCGGCGTTCGCCATGGGCGATGTCGTCCAAGCTGCCTCGTCTGTGTCGGCTGTCGCGCCCCTCGCCCTCGTGGCAGCCGGCGCGGTGAGCTTCCCCCGCGCCATCTCGGCTCTCGGTGTTCGCGCCGATGTCTCCGACCCAAAGGTCATGATCGGCCAGCTTCAGGCTGCCTTCGAGGAGTTCAAAAAGAGCCACGAAGAAAAGCTCAACAGCAAGGCTGACGTTGTTCTGGACGAAAAGGTCCAGCGCATCGATGCCGCTGTCACCAACTTCCAGACCGCCATCGACGAGATGAACGCCAAGATCGCCGCTGCCAACCTCGGTGATGGCGTGATCGGTGATCTGCCGGCAGATCCTGAGTATGTGAAGGCCTTTAAGGCTCACATGCGCAAGGGCGATGTGCAGGCGGCCATGACCAAGGGCGCCGATGTGGATGGCGGCTACCTCGCTCCGGTGGAGTGGGATCGCACCATCACCGGCAAGCTCAAGCAGATCTCTCCGATCCGTGCGAATGCCCGCGTGATCTCGATCACGGCAGCCGGCTTCAAGAAGCTGTTTACCGACCGCGCTGTCGGTTCCGGCTGGGTCGGTGAGACGGCTGCCCGTCCTGCCACCTCCACCCCGCAGATCGGTCAGCTCGACTTCCCGCTCGGTGAGATCTACGCCAACCCGGCCATCTCGCAGCAGTTGCTGGATGACGCGGCGATCGATCTTGAGCAGTGGCTGGCCGACGAGGTGGAAACCGAGTTCGCACGGCAGGAGGGCATCGCGTTCCTCTCCGGCGACGGCACCAACAAGCCGCACGGCATCCTGACCTATGTTACGGGCGGCACGGCTGCGGCCCGCCATCCGTGGGGTGCTATCCAGGTGGTGAACAGCGGTGCTGCGGCAACCGTTACGGCCGATGGCATGATCGACCTGATCTACAGCCTGCCGAACGAGTTCCGTGCCAATGCGAAACTCTATACGGGCCGTGGCGCACAGGCCGCGTTCCGCAAGCTCAAGGACAGCAGCGGAGCCTATCTCTGGCAGCCGTCTCTTGCCGCCGGTCAGCCGGCCACGCTCGCAGGCGAAGCTATCGTTGAGATCCCTGACATGCCGGCTGTTGGCGCGGGCAATGTCGCGGCTCTCTACGGTGATATGGCGGCCACCTACCTCGTGGTCGATCGTGTCGGCATCCGCGTTCTGCGCGACCCGTTCACCAACAAGCCCTTCGTGCACTTCTACACCACGAAGCGCGTCGGCGGCGGGGTCTACAACCCGGAGCCCATGCGGGCCCTGCGCATCGCGGCCTAAGCGACCTTAAAACGACGACAATCAGGGCCCCTTTCTGGGGCCCTTTTTGTAGGTGGACTTTTCACCCCTTCGAAGGAGAAAGACCATGGCTACCAAGAAGACCTCTGCTGCGGCTGAGACCGAGCCAAAGAAGGCGGACATCGCTCCTGCGACCGAGTTCGCTCCCTCTGGCGCCCCGGTTCAGACCGTTCCGGATGTGGATCCGTCCCATCCTGCCGTCGATGACAATCCTCGCGCCGATACGACCGAGGACCAGAACCGCATCGACTTCAACGACCCGACCCTGAGCGGGGCCGAAGCCGTCGAGAAGAACCTGAAGGGCGAATAACCCATGGCCGAGCCGTTTGTCACGTTGGAGGAGGCCAAGGCCTATCTCCGGATCGATCATACCGATGATGATGTGCGGCTCGGCATCCTTCTGCGGGCGGCCCAGCGGTGGGCGCTGGACGAGTGCCGACTGACGGAGGCCCCTACCAGCCTGGTCGTATTGGACCAGTTCAAGACCGCCGCGCTTCTGAAGCTTGAAGACCTCTTCGACGGCTCCGCGACGGGAGAAAGAACCCTCCGCGCCCGCGAACTGATCGACTCCCACCGAGTGCTTCGCGTCTAGGATCCCGCATCTTGGCCACCTTCAAGCTAGAGATCGACGCCTTCAACGACATCGTAAAGGATTATGGTGGCACGGGCGGGCATGTCTTCAACATCGACGCTCTGAACGAGTGGGCTGTGCGCTTGGGCGGGTCCGGAGGGCATCGGTTCAACATCGACGCCCTAAACGCGATCGCCACCCGGCTCGGCGCAACGGCTGGGCATCGGTTCACGATTGACGCCCTGAACGCGATCTCTGCGAAGCTCGGTGGCACAGGCGGGCATCGGCTGGCCGTCGATGCGCTCAACGTGGTCGCTGACCGGCCGGTGGGCGGGGGTGCGCCAGCCTTAACGGTCTTGAACGCCGCGACCTCGCGCATGAAGGTTCCGGGCACCTACGACCTCAACACGGTCGGATATGACGGCACGAACACCTGGCACCATAACATGCTCGACTTCGACATCGTGTCGGAGACGAACGACCTTCAGCTAAAATACGCCTCCTGGGGCGTGGTCGGCGCGGGTGAGGCAACTACCAACACGACCATCACGGTCAGCGCCGTGGTCGAGTACCCCATCGGCGGCGCCAAGTACCCGGTGACGTTCGGCGGGGCGGCAACGCAGACACTTACCACAGGGGTCGAAGGCGCATGGTCGGACGCAATCGCCCTGCCGTTTGCTATTCCGGCTGGGGCTAAGATCCGCATTTATACTCTTCTCACTCATGCGGCGAGTGCTGCCTATATACCAACCTATCACCGCATCAACCCGCCCGAGGTGTCTCGACGCGGCAGCGGAGCGGTCCCTGCGGTTGGATCGGTTCCAAGTGCGGGCGCAGGTGTTGTGCCTGCCTTCGGCCCCATGGCAATCCGTGGCAAGCAAGCGGTGGCCAAACCCGCCGTTTACATCGAGGGCGACAGCAACACGGTGGATCAGACCGGGGCCAGCGTTGATGCCTTTGGCAACCGCGCCTGGGGCCGCGTCTTCTCCAACAACCGCGCTTGCATCATCTCCTGCTACACTGGACGACCTCTTTCCAGCGTGGCAACGAGCTTTACCCGCCGCAAGGCCATGATGACTAGCCTTGGAGTTGGCCACGCTTTTTTCTTCCACGGCACCAACGACATCAGCGATACACGGACGCTGGCGGAAATGCAGGGCTGGTATAACACCATCGCCCAGCATTGCGCTGATGTGGGCGTGACTCCGCACTTTGCCACCTTGCCACCAAAGACAACGCTCACCACTGGGGCCGCGACCCTTCACGCGGTCAATGACTGGCTGCGGTCGCAGAGCGGCGTAGGCAACTTCGGTGCCACGTTCGAACTGTCCGATCTGTGCTCGACAGCGCGAAACTCAAACGTCTGGAAGGGCGGGTATAACGCTGGTGGCGATGGCGTTCACATCGCATGGAGCAACACCACGGTTCGGGACACGCTCGTCGCTGCGTTCCAGAATTTTGCGAATGCGGTTCTGGGGTGAGCGACCTCATTCGCCGCCGTGCCATCCTCAACCGTGACTGTTCTCCAACACGGCGGCCCTCGCATAATCCAGCCTAACCTTGGTCATGGAACTGACACAATAGCTTGGCTGTTTCTTTCCTCAAGGGAGGAGATAATGCTTTACATAGCAATCGGTTACCTTGCTGGCTTCGCTTTTTTCCTAGAGATGGTACACCGCGCCCCGCTCACGCCCTACCGTGACTGACCCAAAGTAAAACGCCCCAGCTGAGAGCGGGCGGGCTCAGAACCAGGGCGCTGGTGGCCCGATGGGGATCGGAGCCACGAAGGACAGCGTAGCGTCCACGCGCCGATCGTCAACGAAATCCCTAAGAGATGGTTAAAGCAGAAGCGCCCTGGTTGAGGTGCTGTCAGGATAACCTCAACCAGAGCGTCAACAGCGTCTGAGCACGCTGCATCTGTCCGGGCTGATACACAACGCGCCCGGTGAGGACATCCTGAACTGACTTGGTAAACGTTTGGTGTTCGGAGTGGGGCGCCCCAGCCGAGAAAGGTTCGCGATATTCTCAGCTGGGGCGCTGGTGGCCGAAGGGGCAACTAACAAGCCACACCTGAAAAGTTAGCCTGCCTTGCCTCCCACTCAATGCTCCAGAAGGCGATAGGTGCTGCCCCAGATGGGCATGACTCTCAGCATGGGGAGTAGCCCAGAAATAGGAACGCCCCAGCTGGGGAGATCGGGTTCAAGGACCCTCAGCTGGGGCGTTGGCGCTCTTGGGGGGCAATAGCGCACGGCCCCATAACGCCTATCAACCGTGGCCATATTAAGGACGCTTGAGGGATGCCTTCAGCAGGACAGCTTCGCGACCGCGTGACTTTTCAACGACGCGGCACCGTCTCGGACGAGTACGGCAATGAGCAGACCGGCGATTGGGCCGATGTCTTCACGGTTGCCGCCAACATCCGACCGGCGCGGGGCAGGGAAGAGGTTCTCGCCCAGCGCCTTCAGGGCGTGCGCCCGGTCGAGATCGAGGTCCGCTGGTCGTCGCAGACGGTTCAGATCGCCCCGGAATGGCGGGCTGTGAACGCTCGCAAGCCCTCCGAGATCTATAACATCCACGACATCCGCGACCCTGACGGCAAGCGGGCGTGGAACATCCTGACCTGTACCCTCGGCGTAGCCACTTAAGGAGAAGCATCATGGCTCAGAAAGTGAAGTTCACCAAGCCGTACACCTACCGCATCGACGGCCAGCGCCAGGTGGCGTACGACGGCGGGAAGGAGTACCGCATCCCCGAAGCGCATTACGAAGCCGCCAAGGCGGCCGGTGTAATTGAGGACATAGCTGAGACCCCGGCAACGACCGAGAGCAAGGCCAAGGGCTGACCCGATGGCCGTTGAAGGCATCGCTGCCCTGCGGGCGAAGCTCCGAGCTTTGCCCAAGGCTGCCAAGGATGAGATCCGGGCAGCGCTGGCACAGAGCGCCGAAGAGATGGCGGCAATGGCCCGTCGTCTTGCCCCTGTCGAAAGCGGGGCTCTTCGCGCCTCCATCGGCTGGACTTTCGGGCAGGCCCCAAAGGGCTCCATGGTTCTCGCGGAAGGCAGCTCTGATGAGGCGGAACTGCGGGTGACTGTGTATGCGGGCAGCGACAAAGCGTTCTATTCTCGCTGGCAGGAGTTCGGGACTGCGAAGATGGCTGCGAACCCCTACTTTTTTCCATCTTACAGATCGCTGCGGCGGCGCATTCGGGGGCGCATTACCCGAGCCACCCGCAAGGCGGCAAGATCGGTAGCAAGCAAATCATGAGCGACCCTAGTCTAGCCCTCCAAGGCGCTATAGTGGCCGCTCTGAAGGCTCTTGGCACGCCTGCCGGCGCCAATGTCTTTGATCGGGTGCCTGACAGCAACCCCTTCCCGCGCATCACAGTCGGCGGCGGGCAATCCGTGCCGGTCGATGAGGACTGCTACGAGGGCACCGAAAGCACGATCCAGATTGATGCCTGGTCCCGCGAGGTCGGCTTTCCGCAGGTCAAGCAGATCGCCTCGGCCATTCGCGCCCGCTTCCACAATGGCGACCTTACCCTATCCGGTCATACGCTCGAACTCATGAAGATTGAGACGATCGCGTATGAGCGCGACAGCGATGGACTGACGAGCCGCGCTCGCATCCAACTCCGGGCTTTGACACAGCCCAAAGACTAACCCTCTCACATCGGAGAACTGTTATGGCTCGCCCAACTACCCTGCGCGGCTCGAAGCTGCTTATCATGATCGGAGACGGTGCCGATCCTGAAGTTTTCGCCGCTCCCTGCGCCCTGAATACGAAGTCCTTCAACCGCTCAGCATCCACGAACGATTTCAACGTCGCTGATTGCAGCGACCCGGATGCCCCAGTCTGGACAGAGAGAGCCAAGGGCGCCCTGTCCTCGGGTATCAGTGGCTCGGGCACGCTGGCGCAAGAGAGCATCACGACCTGGGAAGAGTTCTTCGAGGACGTAGACTCCCGGAATGTCCGCGTGGTGATTGACTATGCAGTCGGCCCCCGTACCTATGAGGGCAAGTATCACCTAACCACGTTCAACATCACCGGCGACCAAGACGGCTTGATCCAGTACGAGATCGAGCTCACCTCGGACGGCCCGGTCAACGTGGTGACCACTCCGTGAGTGCAGACGCATCGTTTGAACAGGTCTGGGCGGGAGACGAGCGCGTCTTCCGTCTGGGCATTGGCGAGCTGCTCGCCCTGGAAGAGAAACTCGACAGCGGCTGCGCTGCGGTCCTGAACCGGATCGGCACAGGGGAATGGCGCATTGCCGACCTGAAAGAGCCCATCCGCCTCGGCCTCATGGGCGGCGGCACGGACGCCAAGCGGGCCAAGGCGCTCGTTGAGGAGAACGTGGTTCCCGGTCGGCTGCTTGAGGCGGCTGTTCTGGCGCGGGCGATCCTCCTGAAGGCTCTGGTGGGCGACACCCGCGAGACAGTGGGAAAAGACGAAGCGGCGACGGGAGCACCGGAGGCGAACGCCTCTCCGCCGCCGCTCTCTACGGAAGAGGTGCAGTCCTAGGGTTCACGCCCTCAGAGGTTCGGGCAATGACCCTCTGGGAGCTTGCAGCGGCTGTCGAAGGCTGGAACGCCTCGCAAGGCGCAGAGGAGCCGATAGAGGCTCCAACCGCTGAAGAATATTACGACCTTGTGGCGAGGCTGGGTTAAAGCGCTTTCAGCTTTGTCTCATCTTGGCGGATGGTCATCAAGTTGGCATTGAGTCTCGCGGAAACAGTCGCGAGAAACTCGATCTGCGTAATCGGGCGGTTGTTAACCCAGATACTGGCGAGTTTGAAAGATCCATCTTCCAAATGGAAGCGGCACGTTGCTGTGCTCCTTACGGATACACCTATCGGGTTCTTAGCCTCATAAATCAGGACGGCTTCGTTCTTTTCGATGAAGCTATTTTCCCTGCTGTAGGATGAAGGCACCTTCATCAAGCTTCTCATGCTTGTTTCGCAGGCAGTAACCGCCGGATCGTCAGGCGAGCCGAACGGGTTGCAGCCTGCTAACCCCGCAATGATCGTGGCCGCTGCCACTCTTCCCCACATCGAGCATCTCCAATGGCCGAATCAACTGATCTTCAGCGCCTTGTTGTATCAATGGAGGCTCGTTTTACGACCTTCAATAAGGAGATGCAGAAACTAACCGGGTCGGTCGAGAAGGAAACCAACAAGATCCAGAGCCGCTTTAAGGCGCTCAATGACAACGTTCAGGGCCAGACGGCCAACCTGGCTGCCCAGTTTCAGGATATTGGCGTTCAGCTTGCCAGCGGCACCTCTCCGCTCACCGTCGCCCTTCAGCAGGGCACGCAGATCGCAGCGGTGTTGGGCGAGAGCAAGGGCGGGGCGGCAGGCGCCGTCAAGTCGCTCGGGGCTGCTTTCGCCTCCGTTGTGAGCCCGATCAGCCTCGCAACCATCGGCATCATCGCCCTAGGCGGCGCGGCGATCCAGTACATTGCCGGGGCGGTCGGCGATGTTGAGAGCCTCGATGACAAACTGAAGACCCATGCCGACCTGATCAAGCAGATCAAGGATGCCTATGGCGAGGCGGCAGAAGGGCTTGAGGACTATGCCAAGCAGAGCACGGCCGTGCTCGAGGCGCAAACCCGCGCTTCGATTGTCAAGCTACAGGAGGACCTAGAGAAGCTTGCCAAGACGATCGCACGGGCCGCGAGCGCCACGCCGAGCGGCGTCATGACCAACATCGGCACGATTGAGGTTGATACTGCGGAAGTGGATCAGGCGGCGGCCAAGTACGACGCATTCGCGGGGGCCGTCAAGAGACTGCGCGACGAGGCTCAGAACGGAACCCCGAATATTCGAGCTTTCCAGGCGGCCGTTGCCGACGTGGCGAACCAGAACCCCGGCGATGAGAAGATCCAGAAGCTGGCAGCCGAATTGCTGTCTCTGTCGAAAGAGGCCTACGATGTAGAGACCGCCCTTGATACTGCTCGCCGCGCCATTGGGCTCATCGGTGATGTTGCGGCGGGACAAGTCGGCTCGGTTAAGGAACTCAAGAGCGCCTTGTCCGACCTTGCCAGGATCGGTCTGCCGACCACGGGCGAATTCAGAGCCGAGGAGGCATACAAGCGAGCGATCGAGAATGCCCGCACCCCCGGCGAGCGGGCGCAGGTTGATAGCGCCTATCTTGAGGCACAGCAGCGCCTCCGCGACCGAGAGGCTGAGGCTGCCGCCGAGAAGGCCCGCAGGGAGGCGGAGCGGAAGGCGGAACAAGGCGCGCGGCGGGCTGCGAGCGATGCGGAGCGCGCGCGAGAAGCCTATGCTCAGGAAATCGCCGACCTCCAGAATGCCACCAGGGCGCGGGAGCTTGAGTTTGATATGCTCGGGAAGAGCAATGTCGAGCGTGAAAAGGCCCGCACGCTCATGGAGGTCGAGAACGCCCTTCGCCGCGATGGCGTGACACTCACCGACGCCCAGCGGGCCGATATCGAGCAATTGGCCGAAGCCTATGCCCAGACCAGCGAGAAGTTGCGAGACGCCCAGGCAGCACAGGCAGAGTGGCAGCAGTTGGCGAGTTCCAGTCTAAAGGGGTTCGTCTCGGACCTGATGAACGGGGTGAGCGCCGCCGACGCTCTGCAAAATGCTCTGGCCCGCGTGGGCGACCGGCTGATCGATATCGCCATCAACAGCATATTCGACCCGAAGAGTGGCGGCGGGCTCGGGAGCCTTTTCAGCAGCCTTTTCCAACCCCTCGGGCCGAAGATGGCGACAGGCGGCTATGTAAGCGGTAAAGGCACCGGGACTAGCGACAGCATCACGGCCCGGCTCAGCAACGGCGAGTATGTTGTCAATGCTAAGGCCACGAAGCAGCACCGCGACCTGCTGGACGCCATGAATTTCGGCAAGTTCCCAGGGTTCGCCAAGGGCGGCTTTGTAGGCATACCCGCCATACCGGCAGCGGTCCCGAGAGGCGGCGCGAGTGGCGGCTACAACGTCCAAATCATCGAGGCTCCAGGCACGAAGGCGTCTGTTCAAAAGACGAATGGTCCCAAAGGACCTGGTCTGCGTGTGCAGCTAATGAACGAGATGGCCGGAATGGTTGCCAATGGAGACTTCGATAAAGTGTTCAAAGGCCGCTTCGGCGTCTCCCCGATGGGAGGTCGTTGATGCCGCTTCCTGTTTGGCCCGCTACGGTGCCGCATAAGCCGCTTGCGGATACCGGCATCGATGAGCCTCATCGTGGCGTGCTGGAGAGCGAGATGACGGCGGGCAACACCCGGAGCCGTCGTCAGTTCACAACGGTCATCGGCACCGTGCCCCGCACAATCCCCATGACCACGGCGCAGTTCCTGACCTTCAAGGCTTTTGTCCGTGACACGCTCTCGCATGGGGCGGCCGAGTTTGAGATGCCGGTCTGGGATCTGACCGGGTGCCCTGTGCGGCGCGTCAAGCTCCGCGAGGGCGGCAAGTACACTGCGAACCGCATGGGCAATAAAATCCACGTCTCCTTCTCCCTCGATGTGTGGGATCTCTAAGTGCCGATTTCCGCCACGCAAGCCTGGGCCGAGGCAGCTGCTTCTGCGCCCAAGGATGAGGTCATGCTCATCACGATTGAGCTGATCCATCCGACGTTCGTGGAGAACGGCCAGCCTGCTCCAATTCGGGCCGTGCGCAACACGGTCGATGTCAACTTCCGGCTTGAGGATGGCGCCCCGGTCGGCGGCGGCACTGTAGTCCCGTTCAAGGCGATCCCGTTTGAAATCGACTATCCCCGCATTGGCAACCTCGGGGCAGAGGCAACGATCAGGTTGGACAATGTCAACCGGGAGGCCTCCCGCTACCTCCATGAGGCCGTGAAGCTCAACGTGCCCATTCAGGCGATCTTCCGCGGCTATCTGGCCTCCGATCCCAACACGGTCGGGCAGGGGCCTTACAAGCTGATCCTGCGCAACGTGAAGCGCACGGCACGGCAGCTTGAAGGGCAACTCGCCATCGCCCGTCCGCAGAACATGCGCGTGATGCGCGAGGTCTATGACATGGTACGCTTCCCAAGCCTCCTGCAGGTGTCGTGATGGATCGTCTCGCATTCTATGAGAGCCTGATCGGCAAGCCCTACAAGATCGGAGAGCGCGGCCCAGCGGCTTATGACTGTTACGGCCTCGCCGCGCATATCCAGCGGGAACTTGCTGGCGTCCAAATGCCTGACATCGATCCCGTTGAGGCCACAACCCGAGCCCAGGCCGAGGCGATGCTCTCGCACAAAGAGCGGCAGGCATGGGAGGAAGTCCCAACGGCGGAAGCCAAGGAACTCGATCTCGTCCTCATGGGCAATGTCGCCAAAAGAGATTTCCACCTCGGCACCTACATTGTGCCGGGAACGGTCGGGGTTGTCCTGCATATCGACAAGCATGCGGGCGTCGTCGTGGATGACATCCCGGCGCTGAAGGCATCCGGCTTCAACTACCTCAGAACCTTCCGCCGCAAAGCGTAATCATGGCCCTTGCAATCAAGCACAACCTCCTCGTCTTCGACCCGGAGCGCGACGACGTTCGCGTTCCCGAGGCTGGCCTCGTGCTCCCCATTGCCGAGCACAAGACCCGCAAGCGCAAGCCGACCGTCGAGCAGGTTCTTGCGGAGGCGGGCTGGCGCTTTGATCTGCCGACCGTCTGCAAGGTCAACGGCGTCTACTACGGCCGCACCGAATGGGCGACCCATAAGCTGACGGCCAACGATAACGTCGAGTTCGTCAGCCGGCCGCTCGGCGGCATGAGTGGGCAAGGCGGATCCTCGGCCAAGAGCATCGGCGCAATCGTCGCCATGGTGGCGCTCACCGCGCTTGCTCCTTGGGCCATGGGCGCTATCGGCCTCACCGGCATGGCTGCCTCCATCGGCTCCTCTCTGCTCATCGCAGGCGGCGCGATGGCGATCAGCCACTTCCTCAAGCCCAAGGCAGGCGGCCAGACTGCCGAGAAGGATGATCTCTACTCCTTCGGCTTCGGCGGCAACCAGGCCCGCCCGCTCCAGCCCATTCCCGTCCTCTATGGCCGCCAACTCACCTTCCCTGACTTCGCCGCTCCGAAGTACAGCGAGTTCGACGGCGACAACATGACCGAATATGCTCTTCTAGCCGTGACATGCGGGAAGGCAGAGATCGAGGAGCTTCGGATCTCGGATACCCGCATCTGGACGAAGGCGGGCGGCTACAACTCATCCTTCCCTGGGATCAGGATAGAGATCGTCAATCCCGGCGAGAAGGTGAACCTGTTCCCGGTCAACGTGGTCACGGCGTCCGAGGTCTCAGGCATTGAACTGGAGCAGACCTTCAGCCCCGGTTTCACGGCGAATGCCCCCGAGACCCAGGCCAAGGAACTGCTGCTCGACTTCGTGTTCCCCTCCGGATGTTTCTGGACATGGAAAGGCGAGGTGCGCACACAGAGCGTCGGCGTCGAGGTGCAGACCCGCACTGTCAATGCGGCCGGCGCTCCGACCGGGGCATGGACCACTGTCTGGACGAAGACGTATAGCTACGCCAAGCAGTCGCAAATCCGCCTGACTGAGCGCATCGAAGTCGGCAACGGGCGCTATGAGGTCCGGGTGCGGCGCACCAACCAGCCGATCGAGGACATGGAGCAGGACTCCCGGTTCGGTGGGGCCGATCAGATTGTGTGGTCTGCTCTTCGCGCTCACATCGACGGGCCGAACACCTTCCCGCGGGTGACGTGTATCGCCATTCGGGCCAAGGCCTCCGAGGCGCTGTCGGGCGTGATGAACGGTCAAGTCGGCGTCCTCGCTGCCCGCAAGATCCCGGTCTGGACCGGCTCGGGGTTTGAGGAGCAGCCCTCCCGCTCCATCGCCTGGGCGGCGCTCGATATCTGGCGCAACTCCGACTATGGCGCGGGGCTGTCGCTCGACCAGATCGATTTCCAGAGCTTCTATGCCTACGACCAGCTTTGGGCTTCTCTCGGCCATACCTTCGATCACGTCTTCAAAGAGCCTCAGACCCTCGACGATGCGCTTGAGACGATCCTTAAGGCGGGCAGGGCAATGCCAGCGCCCGTAGGCGACCGTCTGACCATCGTGCGCGACGAGCCCCGCGGCATCCCCCGCATGATGTTCACTGACTACGACATCGTGAAGGACAGCCTGACGATCGATTACACCCTGGCCGATGACGACATTGCTGACGGCATCGTGGGCGAGTACATCGATCAGACGACCTACCGGCCCGCCGAGGTTTCGTCCGCTCCTGATGGCGTGACACTCGCCAAGCCCGCCCGCGTGCAACTCCCCGGCGTGACCAAGAGGAGCCAGGCGGCAGGCCTCGTGCGCTTCATGGCCGGCGAGAACGCCAAGCGGCGCATCATGGTCTCATGGACGGTCCGGGCCGAGGGCCGCCTGCTCAAGCGCGGCGATCTGGTCGTGCTGTCCTGCGAGGAGCCGGAAACCTGGGGGCAGTCGGCCGAGCTCGTCAGCTACAACGCCACGACCCGGGCGATCACCTTCGACCACGACCTCGAATGGGAAGCTACCGGCAACCATTACGTCGAGATCCGGCGCCGGGACGGGCAGCCGTGGGGGCCTGTGCGCGTCACGCGCGGCACGTCCGACCGCATCGCCATCGTCAACGCCACAGACCTCGCCAGCGAGACCACGCGGCAGGGCATGAGCCTGGCCGATGCCGTCGCTCGGTCAGATCTGGCCGACCGTCCGACCGTCGCCTTCAGCCCCGGCGAGCCGCGCACCTTCCGCGTGCTCATCACCGAGGGAACGCCCGACACGGATGGGGAGCACATTACCCTCTCGGGTGTCGTAGATGATCCGACTGTCTACTCAGTGGTCGAGACGGGTGTCGAGCCGTTGCCGACTATCCCCGATGTGTTCTCGCAATCCATACCGGTTGTCACGACGCTCGCAGCCCAGGTCTACCAGCGGGGGATGAACCTCGTCCTCCAGGCAGGCTGGCAGCCGGCCAAGGGGGCGCTGACTTACATCGCGGACGTGTCCTATGACGACGGGCAAACGTGGGTGCGGGCCTACAGCGGTGACAAGACCACCTTCGAGGCCATCGTGGCGGGCGCTCAGACGATCCGGCTCCGGGTCGCTGGCGTCACGGCAGCCAACGTGATCGGTGCCTTCAGCGTCGTGATCGTCAGCCCGCCGCCGCTCGTGCTGGATAATTCGTTCTTCATCATGAAGATCCAGCCCGACGACCTCATTCCGGAACTCAGCCGGGATCTGGAGAGCCTCGGCCTTCTCGACCAAATCGCGGACCTGACCGGCGAAGCCCGCGTCGTGGCCGAGGAGGCGGACGAGCGCGGAAGAGCAGCGATCCTCCAAGTGGCCGAAGTTCAGGTCACAGCCGATAAAGCCCTGGCGATTTTTGGCACGGATGTCGTGGCCCAATTCGACAATGGGTCCATCACGGTCGGGGAGCGCTTCACGGCGGTCGCGGACGTGACCGGGCAGCTTATCGGGGCCTGGAAGGTGACAGTCGGTTCGGATGGTTACTTCACCGGCTTGCAACTCATCGGGGCCAATGGCCCGGGCGGCTTCCAATCCGAACTGAAGATCGCCGTCGATAAGTTGCTGGTCGGCGCTCCAGGTAGCGGTTTCGGAGCAGAGGCTGTCTTCTCGCTCAGCACCCGCAACGGGGTCGGACGCATGGTGCTGCGCGGTGACTTCATTGGTGACGGCAGCATCAACGCCCCTCAGATCAACGTGACCAACCTCTCGGCCATCGCCGCTGACATCGGTACCGTCCGATCGAGCCAGAGCTATACCAGCGGGGGCTTCCTCATCGACGGCCCGAACCAGCGCTTCGAAATCTGGGACAACTCCTGATGGCGCGGCGGGTTGTGATGGGGCGCATGCCCAACGGCACCTATGACGTCCGGATCTCGCGCAGGGGCTTTGACGCTCTGACGGCGGACGTGAACAATGAACGGCAGATCTCGTTTTCAGCTCAGCGCGTTGCGCGGGCGAAGGTCGGGGCGGCCGGGTTTGCTTCGGCGCTCGGTGCGTGGGTCAGCCTCGGTAAGACATTCCCCAACTCGCCTCCGACCCTCATGGCCTATAAGACAGGCGGGCGCGTGCTTTTCAATCAGTACCGCTATTTTGAATACAACGGCGGCAGCAACAACGGCGTCTTTTATGGCTCCGATACCTGCCTCGTCGTGCAGGCCAACAGAGTAAAACTGATCCGGGCGAATAATTGGGGATCTTGGAGCATGTCCTCCGGGGACAGAGCCCTATTCTACACCCTGGAGCAGGGCTGATCATGGCGCGGCGGATGGTCATGGGCTTGCGCGGGTCTGCCTATGGGTTGTGGATTTCCCAGGCGGGCCATGACGCCCTGACGGCGTCGGATGCAAACCTGCTGTTCACCATGACGGAACGGGCGGGGATGGTGCTCGCCTCTGGCACGGTCACAGTCCCGAGCGGAGGGGCATCGGCGCGGGTATCCTTCCCAGACACCTACCCATCGATCCCGCTCGTCTTCGCCGGTCCTTTGACGAACTACCCGCAGCCGCAAGCCGTCAGCACCCAGGCGGACACATCCGGCTTCTTCATCCGGGCTGTGCTCGATGCCTACAACAATAATTATCCGGCCGCGGGTACGACGGCCCGCTGGTTCGCCGTCATGAAAACCGAGAACTGAGATGGCACGGCGCATCATCCTTGGGCAATATGGTTCGGGGTATCGCTTCCGCGTGTCACAGCCGGGATTGGATGCAGCGACGGCGGGCTTGGACGCCCTGATCTTCGACGCGGACAACATCCCGGCGCGGGTCGCGGCTACGGGTACTGGCATCGTGTCGGCCGCGCCCGCGCCGGATCAGCCCTTTGTTCAATCGTATGCCCACGGCGCTAACCCGTCCCTGTGCATTGGCGTGGCAAGATCGCGCTTCCCGGGGAACCTGATGTCACAGGAGCCCCCCGGAGGCTGGGTGTTGAGGATCAGAAACCCCAAGATCAACAACGGGAACCCCACCGAGCGCTGGAATTACGTCAACGACATGGTCAACGAGTGGGTAACGCCATTCCGGTTTCAGGGCGATGACTCTGCCGGCGACGTTCAAAGCTGCGGATGGGGCATCTCTTGGACCTCAACCACCATCAGCATTCGCAACTATAGCGGCAGCGACATCGATGTCCGCTGGGCCGCACTGGAGTTCTGAATGATCCTCTATACTGACGACCAGGGCCGGTATCTCGGCCATCTCGATCAAGCCTATCCGGCACCGGCTGACGTGCTGGAGAAGGTGAGATCAGAGCAGGAGGGGCTGGCCTGGGATGTACCGCCCTTCGGCCCCGAGTTCTGGTTCTTCCCTGACGGCGTGCCGACTATCCGCCCCAGTCTCGACTACAGCGTGACCGAGACCACGGAAGGCGGCGACAAGGTGACGGTGATCTCCGGCATTCCTGCGGGTGTCGTCGTGACCGTGTCCGGCCCTGAAGGCGGGCAGACGGTGGAAGCCGATGGCGAGGATCTTGAGCTCGTGCTCCGGGTCACCGGCACCTATGCGGTCAGCTTCGACCCCTTCCCGCATCAGCCGGTCTCGCTCGTGATCGACGTGACCGAGAAAGGTGCCTGAGATGGCGCGTCTTGAGTTCGGCCCTTCCGTCGATCAGCTCCGCGACCTGGCAGAGCAGGCCATTGATCGGCACTTCGACCCGGTTCGCCAGCGCATGGCGCTCTACACCCGCAAGGTCGCCCGCGCCGAGCAGCACCTCGGCGGGAAGCCCTCGGCCATGCTTAACCGGGAAGCCCAGCGTCGGCACATCAAGGCCGACGACATTGCCCGACAGATTATCGCACTCGCTGAGGCCGACGAGGCCCAGGAAGACCAGCGTACAGCCCTGAAGCTGAAGGTGCGCAAGGCCCTCACGGCTGAGAAGATCCGCAAGCTGCTTGCCGAGAACGGCATCACGCTCGGCCGCTGACCCTTTCCACAATTCACGCCTGAACCATCGGCCAAGCCCTCTTGGCCGGGAGCTTCCCCATGGCCCTAGACCCGAACCTCTTCTTCTATTCAGACGGCACGATCACGCTGACCAACGGCTCGGATATCGCGACGGGCGATCTGGTCGCGTGGGATCCGGCTGTCTTGCCCTTTGACTTCGTGTTCCCGAACAACGGCACAAGCGGCATGTCAGTGGTGAAGGAGGTGCTTGCGATCAACCAAATCCGGCTTGCCAAGCCCTGGACAGGGCCGACGCTGACGGACGTGCCGTATTTCATGGTGCGCTGGGTCAGGCATACGGACCCGCGTGTGTATGCGCTTCGCGTCTCAGACTACCTAGCGCGGTTGAAGGCCATTCCGGACAACCTCGAGGAAGTGGCGGCGGACATCAATGCCGATGCCGCTGCTGTTGCCGCTGCTCTCCTCGCTCTCCAGCAGATCGAGAGCAACGTCGATGCCGATCGTCAGGCAACGCAGACAGCCGCCGCTGAAGCTGAGGCAGATCGTCAAGCCGCCGACACCGCCCGGATCGCGGCCGAGGCAGCACGCGATGCTGCTATAAACGGCTCCGTCGCGGATAACGCTGTGACGAACGCCAAACTGGCCGATATGCCTACTGCGAGGCTCAAAGGTCGATCATCAGCTGGCACAGGAGATCCGGAGGACCTGACCGCTGCACAGGCGCGCACCCTGCTTGGGTTGTTTCCTGCGTCAGCCTTCCATGCGAGCGGCGGCACTGAGCCGGGCTTGACGGCCTCCGGCATCGGCAACGCCGCCGAGGGGCTTTCCCTGACGTTCACGGCCACAGGGCCGAATGCGCTTGTCACCGGCAGTTGGGAACTAGAACAGACGGTCGCTGGCGCAACGACGGCGTTTGGCTTCATCCGCCTTGTCACTTCGCCAGGCGGGACTTTGGTTAACACATCAATCGTCCGGTACGTCGATCTTGCTTCCGGGCAGCCCCGTGGGCGTTCGAATGGCGCAATATCCTTTGCTGTCACCGGCCTCACTCCCGGCGCCTCCTACAAGGCATCCCTGTTCCACTACCAGACCAACGTAAACGCCGGCACTGTCCCACGGGGGCAGGTCCTCAGCGTGCTCAACGGGTAAGGTGCTTCAATGACCATGATTTACCAAGTCGTCTGCGATGAGGCTGGCGTGGTGCGGACTGCAGTGACATCGAACGAGCTGCAGGAGGGCGCTACCGAAGTGGATCGGGAGATCTATGCGGATGTCGCGAGTAGAGTTGGCCGTGTGCGGCTGGTCAATGGAATGCCGATTGACTACGAGCCGCCGCCACCCGCTCCTGGCCCGATCCACGTCTACAAGGCTCCCATGTTCCGCAAGATGACGGATGCCGAGTACGAGGCCTATCTGCAGATCAGGGCAGGTTTTCCGCCTCGGCTGCAGGCGATCTTCGACGCGGCCGAATACCTGTCATCGGATGATGAGTTCTGGCCGGCTCTCGTGGCAGCTGCAGAGCAGGCCTATGGGGCTGAGCGGGCCTCCGAGATCCTGGCGCCTAGCGCCTGAGATTACCACTTACAGGCTTCGCGCAGTGGCTTGATGGCTTCCTCAATCCCAGCGATCGGGAAGTCCATCTCCACGGCGGACTCGTTGTAGGGCACGGCACGGATATAGAGAGACTTCCCGCCTAGCAGATCCTTGATGTAAGGGACTGCCGTTCGATTGCCCCATAATCCAAGAGCAGAATGATCGTTGGACTCGATCATCGAGATTGTTTTTGGAGTGTTTGTATCGACACGAGCATTGACCTTTCCAGCGCCTTGCAGGCTCGACATGAAATGATCACCAAACACAAAGTATATGTTCGTCGCTTTCTCGCGGCATGCGATGTGCAGCGACCCATACTTCTCTTTCCCGTACTTCCCGCGGACGGGCTCCGCGGATAAGACCGACAGGAACACTTCTTTGGAGTCATCTAGCCGGGATTTATCCTCTCTGACCTGCCACTTGCTGGCACTCGTCACATTGGCAGTCTTGCGGTGAGCCAGATCGTAGCATTCCAGCCGGGCCTTATCGTCTGACAGCGCAGCGCAGACTTTGGGGTCCTGAGCGTGAGCAGCCAAAGGCGTAAGGCAGACTGCTGCGAGGAAGAAACAACGGTACATTTTGCCCCCGAGTCACTGATCGTTGACCTATTTTCCTAGGTTCTGAAGCCGTCAGCAAGGCTACGGCCTGTCGCAGGACGTCCCGCCCAATTCCCACATCACGAGGACACCATGACTACCGAGACATTCGGGAGGGCGCTTTCGCTCGTCCTGCGCCATGAAGGCGGCTATGTGGACCACCCCAGAGACCCGGGCGGTGCTACGAACCTTGGCGTCACCATTGGCACCCTTTCGGCTTATCTGGGACGGCAGGCCACCAAGACAGAGGTCAAGTCCCTGACCGTGCCGGCTGTGACCCCGATCTATCGCCGGAACTATTGGGACAAAGTGAGGGCGGATGATCTGCCTTGCGGCGTAGATTACTGCGTCTTTGATGCGGCTGTGAACTCTGGCCCTGCTCGTGCGGCCAAGTGGCTGCAGCGGGCGGTTTGTGTTGACGCTGATGGCGTGGTCGGCTCGCAGACCCTGAAGGCGATCAAGGCGCTGCAAGCCTCCGTCATCATCAACCGGATCTGTGACGATCGGCTCGACTTCCTACGTGGTCTCCCGACCTGGGGCACCTTTGGCAAGGGCTGGTCAAAGCGGGTTGAGGGGGTGCGCAAGGAAGCCCTCGCCATGGTGGGGCAGGTCCAAGCACCGTCTCCGAACCCTCCACCTCCCGACATTGGACCTGCACCGGTTCCCGTCTCCCAGCCCGCTCAACCGAGCGGGTTTTTTACTGCCCTCGCTGATCTGCTGAAAAGGATCTTCGCATGAGCCCGCTCCTCATCCTCGACATTGCCGCCCGGGTGGCTGATCGCCTTATCAAGTCTCCATCTTTGCCCATTGAGGCTCCTGCAAAGTCCGTCGTGAAGGTGGAGGTCGCCAAGGAGCTGCAGCCGGTCCTTGAGCACCTGACGAACAACGAGCCCTGGTATCAGTCCCGCGTCACCTGGGGCGCCATCTTCGCGATCCTCGGCGGCATAGCCACCATCGGCACGGCCGCGGCGAACAGTGAAACCTCGCTGGAGGTCTACTCGCCGGCCGGCATGAGCATCCTGGGCGGTCTCGGCACCCTCTACGGCCGTTGGAAGGCGAGGAAGCCGCTGGGAGCCTGATCATGCCGCACCGCACCGTTCTTCGCATAGGGCAGGGCATAGCCGAGCACTTCCCTGTCCGCGTCTCCGAGTGGATCATGCTCATTCCGCTCATGGGATGGGCTTGGACCCTCCTGCTCGACCCCGGCACCTTCGACAAGTCCACCTCGTTCGCTGAGATGAGCCGATGGGCAGACGAGATCACGTGGAGCTGGGTCTGCTTCCTGGCGGCTTTCCTGCGTTTGGCCGCCCTCGTGTGAACGGGACCTTCAAGGCCAGCTTCCCCTATTCGCCTCACTTCCGAGGGTTCGCCTCCTTCGTGATCTGCGTCTTCTGGGGACAGATCACCCTAGGCATCCTTGTGTCGGTGGCGAACAACGGCGGCGTCTGGACGGGCTTCTGGGCTTACAGCGGGTTCATGCTCCTCGAGATGTGGAACCTGCTGAGAGCGTGGGTTGATGTCGGGGCAATCAAGGCAGCACGTTCAGCATGATCGACTTCACTTCTCCGAACACAATTGCCTTCCTGCAGTTCCTCGGCATCGGTTTCCTCGGCATGGTCGCAGCCTTCGGGCAATGGTTCGGGAAGCGGAAAGAGACAACACCTCCTGCCACCAAGGATGTGATTGTCCCATCAGTTACGGTGGCTGACCGGGTGGCGCTTGAGCACCTGGCCGACACGCTGCGGGATGCGACCCGCGTGGCCAAGGAGCACCGGGAGCATGACACCGAGCTCCTCTACACCCTCATTGCTATACGGGAGAGCCATACGCGGATCGAGAGCATGCTCGGCAGGATCTTGGACCGGATGCATTGAGCCTGCCTTTTTATGGTCAAGGTCTATGGCCAAGGTCCGCGCATTCCAGTGATGCGTAACTAGATTTCATAAAGCGTTTGCATCCCGCCCCGCTGGCTCACGCTGGCGGGGCTTTTGCTTCTGGCTTGGCATAGAGCGGGTCTGGCTTCCGGCCACTGTTCACAGCTATCCAGAAGCGACCGACACGCTCCTGCCACTCGGGAAGGTGAGGGAGGCAGTACATAGCATTCGGGTGCAGGGCATAGGCCTTGATCCGGTCCGGTTTATCGCACTCCCAATCCTTGGTCAGCCGGTCAACGGCCTGATGCACAGGGTATGTCTCACCCAGCTTCTCCATCAGCTGAGCCTTGTCGAACCGGCCCTGACGCTTGCACTTGATGCACTCGACGACGAGCTTCGGAAGAGGGTAGTGCTTAAGCTGGAAGGTTGGATCGTGATGTGCTGCCATTTCGGCCACCGGCGTCAGCGGCTCCTCGGCATGGGTAGGTCCTTGAAGGTCTTGCCAAGCACTGCATTGGTGATTGTCGAGCGGCTGATCTGGTAATCCGCAGCCAGCTTCTTGAAGTCCTGTTCCCCAGCCGCATAGCGCAGCCTCGCTTCTAAAACTTGCTCGACTGTCAGCTTCTTGGTCTGTGGCATGCCCTGTCCGACGCGCTAGGAACGAACCGGGAACATTTGCGAGTGGCAGAAGAAAGCCAATAGCGGTGAAAGCTTTTCCCCATTGTCCACAGGGAAGCGGGCGCGTCAGCTCAGACGGCCGGGGAGGGTGAAGAGAAGGTTGAGAGTACCAATCAAAAAGAAAGCGCCTCCCGAAGGACGGCGCTTAGTTTCGTCCTTGGGGCAAACCATGGATCGGTATGCATGAGATAATCACTCGGCCGCTCAGATGCGAGGGGCAGGATGAGAACATTGGCACTATGTCGCTGCCTCGAACGGATGATGAGGCAGGTCGCCGCGCGCCCCTTGTTCTGGTGCCGTGCGGGTTCAGGCGCAGCGTCGTCTAATGCTCAGCGGCTACAGGCAGGTCTATATACTTATGTCTCTAGGTATTTTCGCGTATTGTTGCGTATCTTTGGCGCCAGTATACAGGCGTTACCGTAGGGGCAAACACGGGTCAGGGGCTGCGAACATGGTCAAAAGACCGGGCGCGGCCCTTTTCTTTTCCGCTCAGCTCTTCCTGCCGTCTCGCACCGCCTTCAGTGCCAAACCGTCTCGATGTTCTTCTCCCCTTTGTGAAGCCGGCTGAACAATCTTAAGTGCGTGAAGTTCTGTACGGTTTCGAACGAACTGCGGTCTCCCACGTTACGCCTTGTCACCAGCGGGAGTGAAGTCGATGCTGAACCACCACGACGAGCGCTGGGAAGGCCCCATCAGAGGCCTTCGGTTGCCCCTGACAGCCTGGAGGCGCCTGCAGGAGGATGGCGTCAGCACCATTGATCAACTCAGGGCTATTGTGAACAAACTCGAGACTGTTCCCGGGATTGGCCCAAAGACGGCGCAGGTGATCCGGGCAGAACTCGCCCGTACCTCACCGGCTGAAGGATGAGCACACTAATCCGGTTGCAGACTAGGTAGTGACGGGTTGACCGGTGAGCTCGGAGATGGCGGTGGTGTCGCGGGAGTAGGTCATGTTGTTCGGGTGATCCCAAGGGAGCTTCTCGAAGGAACTGAAGGACTTCGCTTAGCCCTTGCAGTCTCGATCGGCGCGGGCTTCAGCCAGACCAGCACAGGCCCGATCGCTTTGGCTGCGACCCCCATAGCGGAGCCGACAAGGATGCCCAGAACAATGATGAAAAGCAGGAAGCTCCATTCACGATCTTTGTTGATTGCCTGTTTCACGTCCGCCCCTTCGTTTGGATGGGATTTACCACCGTTCCTATTGAAAGAGAGTGAATTCCTCGGGGGCGCATAGGCTTTCAGCCTCGTCGGCCAGGTCATGGGAGGGGATAGCGGGGAGGCGTGAAGAGAGGATTGGGGCGGGTGTTGCAGCGGCAGGACATTGATTGGACTAGGTATCGCTACTCATAGCTCCATATCCCATCCAGCGCTTTGTACCTTGCAACGAGAAGGACCCCTCTATGACCAAGCTCGCTCTGTATGTGCCCTTAGAAGCCAAATCAGGGAAAGAGGAAGAAGCTGCGGAGTTTCTCCGTTCGGCCCTGCCGCTCGTTGAGGAGGAGCCCGGTACAACAACTTGGTATGCTGTGCGGTTCGATCACAATACCTTTGCGATTTTCGACGCCTTCCCGGATGAAGAGGCTAGGAATGCTCACCTTGCCGGCAAGGTCGCTGTGGCTTTGAGCCAGCGAGCGCCTGATCTCTTCGTTGATGATTTTGAGATCAAACGCTTGGAGATCTTGGCCTGCAAGCCACATCAGCCCCAGTGAGCTCGGAGATGGCGGTGGTGTCACGGGAGTAGGTCATGCCATCGGTTTTGCATGGATCCATGAACATAGAGTTGAACGAAGAAAAGGCCGCGCCCGATCCTCGCGGAGTCTGAGCGCGGCCCCCGGCCCGTATTTGCCCCTACGGGTGGTGGTAAACCTAAAGTTAACCTTGGCTGGAATGCGGCCATGGTTCGGGGATTATTTGATCATTCTGTGGAACTGGACGGCTCAGCTGACGTTAGCAGGCCTCTGATCCAAATGTTTTGCCCCTACGGATCAGGTACTCGGAGCGCCCCTCGTGGGCGCTCTTTCTTTTTCTGCTTCTCAGAACGTGTCCTGTCGCCGTTCAACTCTGGAAGCTGCGTCCCTCAGAGCAGGCGACAGAGGCTGCTGGAGAAAATCGCCGTACATCGCTCGTAGCGTTATGCCGATGTGGTCTTGGGTGGTTGCCTGAATTTGTGACCAGAGTTCGTAGTCTCTCCAGGCGAGAGGAACCATGACTAGGTCACCGCCTTGCCAGTCCTCTGTGGCTATGTCCTGCATACGCCCCCCAGCTCTCCCAACAGCGTAGCTTTTAAACCTCGAAGGGCGGGGGGCGTTCCGTTCTGCTTTGGTCGTACGCTGCGAACAATGAGCATTGCTCGTCATTGACGCCCTGAACTGCTGAGGGACCAATGGCGCGCTATTTCTTCGACACTTTTGACGGTGAACGGTTTGTTCGAGATGACGTAGGGCTGGAGTGCGAGACCTTGGAGGAGGCCAAGTCGGAGGGGCAAAGAGCCTTGCCAGAGATGGCGAGGGAAGTGCTCCCGGACGGGAATCATCGAACCTTCGTGGTGACCGTGCGAGACGAGGTGGGTACCGTCGTTATGAGGATGTCCCTCTCTCTTGTGGTGGAGGAGGGCAGCGTTGACGAACAGCCTCTTAGCTAGGTCATGGAGAGGGTATAGCGGGCAGGGGTGAAGAGGTGGTTCACTCGGCCATGTAGTGGGGCAGGGTCTCTGCAGGCTCAAAGCTTGGGTCATTCGCGTGAGCGAGGAACATCCAAATCTGCATGACATAGAATTGCAGTCTAGATGCCCCATTCATTTCGAGGTGTGTAGAAGGATAGTCGGCCCCGCTAGGCAGTTTCCTCACACGAGCGAACCACCTCTGAGTGATCTCTTTCATTGCCGGACTGAAGCTCTTAAAGAGCCCGTCAACGTCGGAAAGCAATAATTTGTGGTCGAGGTTATGGGCAAAACGGTTCCGATATTCTCCGATTTTACGCAATGGAGACTTCAAGTCGGGGAGCAGTCCGAGTGCAATGGCGAGGCTAATCTTTCGGTCGTAGTCAGGTTTCAGCGTTTCAATTACGCCTGGTGGCAACCGCGCCTCTATAAACAAATTCAATTCGTATTCGATGTATAGATGGACGCGAATAAACCCGCCGAGCATATCGTCCGCTGTTATAGCCTTGTAGAGGCCAATCAGGCGCTCTTGGTGACTGCTCATAGCCCAGACCCTCCTGGCACAGCATAGCCGTGAAGCTGGCCCTAGAACACTACTTTCCCGAGCGCAGCGGAGGGCACCTCATCACTCCTCTGGAAGAGAAGCAGGAGGAAGGGGATCAACTCTCGTTGTCGAGGGAGACGTTCATGAGCAAGAGCCAGCCGATGACCGTCCAGTTGAGGGCGCCATTGAGGAGTGCAAAGGTCATCTTCGCGCCGGCGCTTTCACCAGAGCGCAGACCATAAATGGCCGCTGGCAGGAAATAGAGCGCCAAAACGGTAATCGTGATGATGTCCCACTCAACCAT